GAATAAGGGATTGCGTAGGGAACCGGGTTTGCAACGCATCTCGCGTTCGCAAATCCGCACGGAGCAGCCCGTCCCGCCGTTCTTAAAAGGCCGTCGCCGCCGTCTTTTTCGTTAAATCGTTGCATAGTCAAAACCGTCGTTGCGCTGAATGAGTTGAAAGTTTTTCCATGATGCGCCGACCGTTCCCGCTGCGGTTTTGATGTCCATGGTTCCGGTAGTGCGAATCCCGGATAATCGGGCAATATAAGTTCCCGCATATTTTCCTTTCGCCATGACCAACTTCACGATGTCGCCAGTTGAGAAACCAAAGACTCGCTTAATGCGCCCGGCTTTCCCATGCGGGAATCCATATTTGTCAGTGCGAACGACTTGATGTTTTCCGCGCCATTTCGCCGTGATCGTCAATGGTTTCATCCCTTCGCGGATCGTGACCTGTTCGCCCGATACCCCGACACAAGTGGCGTCGATCCAGTGATCTTTCGGATAACCTTGTTGGGTACGGTTGAACTTGGTGCGTCCACCACTTCCCGTTGAAACCGGCAACCACTCCCGGAGTCGATTCACCAGCGCCCAGCGGGAGGCATTGACGGCAGCCGCATCTTTCAACGGCGCTTTCGCCTGGGCTTTAATCTTTTTCAGCAGTTCCGGCTTGGCTTTCAGGAAAAACTCTATCGACTTACTACCCTTTTTCTGGTTACACGGCTGACAAGCGAGGGTCAGGTTAGAAACCCGGTGGCTGCCACCTTTCGCTCTGGGGTGGATATGCTCGATCTGCAAGGGAACGTCCTTCGCTCCGCAATAGGCGCAGGTGCGATGCCACTTCTCTAGCAAGTAACACCGAACTTCGTAACCGGCGAGTTCGCCCTGCTGGTATTCAACCCCGCTGATTTCCGGGTTAACCATGGCTTGTAGATCGAACTTGACCAGTTCAACGCTGGCTTGAGTGATCGGGCAACGGGTCGCCAGTCGGGCAATGACGGACTCGGTATTGTGAACCCGGCTATCGATGGACGGGGGCAACCAGCCGGCCGGGCGGATCCGGTTCAGGAATCGGGCTTGCCGATAACGGGTCTGGCGTCCACGTCGTTCACGTCGCAACGAACGGCGGGATTCAAGGTTGTTCTTGATCGCTTGACCCCGATGATTCAGGTTCGCTCCGAACAAGACGACTGCGCCCTGTTGTTCAAAATGACCCACTAAAGCCATCCCGGTGGTCTTGCTGCCGGGGTCAACTTTGACCTCAATGTCTTGTACGTCGCCATCGGCGCGGTCATGCAAGATGATCGTGAAGGGATGCAGCCGGTAGACAGCGGCTTTGCCCGCCGTTAACAGCTTCCGCGCCCGTGCCGGACGAGTCGGCATCAGCGGCTTTTGGGTGCTGCTTAAAACAAACACAGAATTCATGCGATTACTCGCTCTCGAAAATCGGTAAAGGTCATCTCGCCCAGAGTGCAACGGTCGTTCAGTCGCAGCGTTCGCGCTTGTACCGCCTCGCGCAGCATCGCTTTTGACGACAGAGCTACAGACTGATGAAGCATCTGTAGGTGTCTCGCTTTCGCTTCTCGTTGCATCGTTTTAACTCTCATTCAAGAATGGGCTGGTTGAGTCTCATGGCTGAAATCGGGGCCGTCAGGGATGACGGTCACGATTCAGCACGGCGGCGACTCAACTTTTGATCGCATGAACGATGCGCGGGCCGCGTAATTTGACTTGTTTATACCACAGCGAGTTCTGTAGTTGAATCGCGGCTTGATCCCAGTCACCCTTCTCCACGGCTTTCAGGAATCGCTTAAACTTTCCCAACTTCCCGCCCAGATTGAAGGCCAGATTCAGCAGCGCCCGTTGCCGCACGTCATCAAGTTCAATCCAGACCGGACAAACCTTATCGAGCGTGCATTCGGCAGCGATGATGTCCCGCTCTAAAATTTCCAGAGCGCGGACATGGGTAATCGGCTTGGGGAACGATTCATCGCTGCGAATCAGATGCCCTACGCCAATGGTTAGATTACCCAACGTGTCGCGATAGGCGGTTAGCCGCAGTCCTTCGTCGCGGATCAACTCATCCCGGAGTTTTTGGCGGTCATAGCTCATCCGGCACACCCCATTCCGTGCGTAATGGCGCTAAATGCTTCGCTTGTCGATACCGCTCACACAGCGCAGGAAAGTCGGCTTGCTGATCCTCGCAATAGAAAATATCGAGGTCGTTATCACGGAAGTGGGCGCACGTCTGGCAGGCTAAAGCGTGGGCTTCGGTGGTTTTTTGCAGAGTGCCTTTCAATGTCTGACACCAGAGACGGGAATGGCTGATTGTACATCAGAATAATTTTGTTAGCAGGTCTATTTTGTGGACATGAGCGCCGCCCATGCGGACGGGAAATACTCGGCGCAAATATCGGCGATTTGCACGGCGATCTCCCGCGTTTCCGCTTGCGCATGGCTATCCAGTCTCAGCGTACAGACACGGGAAAACGCGGCTAAACTGCCAGTCCATATCCAAGTCGTCATCATCGACTGCGGAAGGATCATGCGGGCTTGTTCCGGGCAGACGCCGTTAGCCAATAGATCGGCATAGGCATCTTCCGCGCTATTTAAAGCATCGTGATAAATCGCATTCGCTCTTCTTACATCCGTCCGACTCAAGCTATCGCCGCTGCCCTGCTTGACGTTCTCCGCACGGCTCCGCCATTCCGCCGGAACGTAGAATTCAGGGTCTTTATCGACATAGCGGCGGGAAACTTCGTTAATTGCCAATCCCACAGTACTTCGCAACAACTGCCTCGCGACAAAGATTGGAGCAGTGACCCGCAACGACAACTGTGCATGGAAAAAAGGGCTGATATGCCCCTCTCGCGCCAGATATTGAAGCAGCCGGGTATCGCTGTCAGGATCAAACTCGGCATGCTGCTTATCCATGGAGACGCGGGCCGCGTTGACAATCGACAAGTCAGTTCCGAGGCGGTCAAGATATTCAACGCGCATGTTCAATGGCCTCCGTACCCGCTGCTACAGCCTCTCCAAGCGCCATTAACGGCGCTGAAGGCACCGGGACAAGGCAACGGGCTACCACGCCTTCAACAGCGCCTAAAAACGCCTCTTTTGCGCTCAAATCAGGTTCTCCCGTAATCGCCAGTCAGAAACAGAGTTCGTTCCGCAATCCGTCGCCGCGTCAGTCCCCGGCTTTCCACCCTGCCAATTTTGTTCCATTTCAGGAATTCCTCGGCGGCGTCGTTCAAAAATCCATCGTTGAGCCGCGCCACCAGCGTGCTGCGCGCAATGGCCCGGCCTCCGCAATTATACGCCAGACTGATCAGCGCGTCTGCCTGATGTGGTTTCAGCGACACGGTCAACGCCCGTCGGACGGCCTCGGCTTCTCGCGTCGCGTCCGCCTGCAACAGCGCCAGTGCCTCTTGCGTCGTGACTCGTTCCAGCGTCTCGCCCGGCGGAATCACATGGCCGTAGCCTATCGAGGGTTTTCCAGCGGGACACACATATTTCGTGCTGCTAAACCCTTCAAATCTTGCAATAAATTCAGCGCCGTCATCACTCAATTCCAGTCGAATCACTGCTCAAACTCCATGGCTGCTTAAAAAATCCGGGACTCCGGCCAACGATCAACGCGCAATAGACGGGCAAAAAACCGCGCCTTGCGCATGTTCTGCGCGTTTTTCTGCGCGTTTTCTGGGCCGCCAGCGCATGGGCAACCTTTGACATCCTCCCCGGCATAAATGCCGGGGCATCCCGCGCAATTCTGGTGAACTGTTCCGGTGATAGCCAAAACCACATCGCGTCCCAGGGCTGAATGCCCATGTTCAGGTAGTGGTCGCCGCCCTCTTGGCGGTCACGTGGCGTTGTGTAGAGCGGTACGTTTTCAGTCACTAGTGATCTCCGGGATAAAGAGTTGGTATTCAGCGATCAAATCAGATTCGGTAGCACGTCCTGCGGTGAGCGCCTCCACGCACATCGCGATCTGGTACGGCCAATCATCGGCCTGCCAGTGGTTGCGGATGGCCGCGCCCTTGAGCGCAGCCTTTAGGTCGGGTTTCCAGGAAGAGAAGATTTCACGGGCTTGAAAGGGCGTCATTCTGGACACCATTCATCAGCGATGTCTTGGGCGCGGCGAATAGCGGCGATGTCGTCTTCCGGGTTTGACGGGGTTTGTGGATTGCAAACCCCGTGACATAAATCATTGTTTTTATTAGAGCTACGGGGTTTCGCGGGGTTTAAAGCCTTATTTTCACCCCGTAATATAGGGAATATCGTATTATCTACATCAATGTTACTATTGTTAACATTATGTGATAAATCTATTTTCTCATGTGTAGGGTTAGAATAAACCCCGTTAAACCCCGTATACCCCGTATGATCTTTGATTGTATTAGTATTTATTGACGGGGTTTGTACGGGGTTTGCTGAATTTTCACGGGGTTTCACGGGGTTTGCTTCCGCTGGAATAACCGCCCAGAGCGCGATTTTCTTGCCGCTATCCTCACCCTTGACGATCCGTAGACCATCGGCCACCCGTCCTTTGTGTTTCAGTAGCCACCTGCCGAGACGTTTTGCGTCCAGTTTTTCCGGGTCACGGCGACCCGCCGCCACGTCCAGGAGCGCCAACAGCAAATCCCCATCCGCTTTCTGGCATACTTCCGCCGCCGTATAGACGCGCGGCCCCAAGTCACGGCTCCATAGCGACAATACCGCATGGAGCGACGATGACACTGGGTCATCTTCCTCTAGCGAAGCCCGCGATAGGCACGGGTCAGCTTCTCCAAGCCATACCAGCGCCGATCTCACTAATCCACTCCATTCCTCGAAACTGCCATATGGTTGAATCGGCTGTTTCGGCTTGCCGGCCACAATGTAGGCGCGCAGGACAGTCAACGCCGCCGATAGCAAGCGCGGGCGATTCGCCGGCACCCAATCATTGAGATTCCGGGTAAACGTGCGGGCATCCGGACGTTCGCAGCCGGGGTCAATCCGGCAAATCAGCACCCGGCGTACCATGTCCCCCAGAAATTGCAGGTTATTCCCGGTGGCGAAAATGGTTAAATTACAAGGCATTTCAGGAGATTCAGATTTCCCCAGGATGCGCGGATTGCACTTCGGCTCGGTCAGCATGGAATTCAATAACTGGCCGCCCACGGGCCGTTCAATGTTGTCCAAATTCATCATCGACACACCCGCCAGTAGCAGAGACCCCAGTCGTTTCTGATCCTCATCTTCATCTTTTCCCTGGGACATCAATGGCGCGGATCGGCCCGTGGCAATCAATGCCGCCACTTTCACCAACAGCCCTTTCCCGCTGCCCATCACGGGCGCGTCGAATGCAAACAGCGGAGCCGTCCGCAACGAACGCCGGACAATAGCGGTCAATAGCGCGGCCAGTGCAATGGCAAGGCCGATAGCCGGGTCGGCAAACAGAAACTCGCTGTACGGCTCCTTGAGAATCGCCAGTGCCGCCAGCGCCTCGGCGCGCGTCGGAGATTCCGGGATACTCAGCGCCGGCCCGGTATAGTCGATATACAAGCCGCTATCCGGGTCATAGCCGGATTTGCTCAACAACGTACCATCCTGGCGCAACGTCGGGCATTCAACGATTCCCGCCAATACTGGCATCCGCCATTGCCCGGTTTTTGAGAGATAGGTTTTGGCATATTGATCCGGCGGGTCAATGGGTTTCCATGCTTGGCTGGTTTCGCTGTAGCGTTTCCAGGTCGCCACAGTCGCAAACCGCTCTGTCAGCCATGGAGCGGTAATCTCACACAGTCGCAATGCTCCCAGCGGCAACCCCTCCCGGTTATCCGCGCCGACCTGAAAATCATGCCGCACCACGCGCACCAAATCCCCGCTTCTCTGGTAAACGCCGCCGCCGAAGATCAGCTCCGCTTCTGCTTTGCGCACGATCTGCACCAAATCCCCGGCGCGCACTTCGATGAGCGCGATCTTTGACAGGGCCGTGTCAATCTGCTCTTTGAGCCGCTCAATCCCCCGGCTCCATCGGGTTAAATCATTGAAATCAGTTGGTTTCTCAACATCGTACCGCTGGCTATCCCGTTGCCGTATCGCCGCCAGCGCGTCCGCCCGTTGTGCTTTCGTCGGGTGCGCACCGGCTTCTTCCGCCACTTCCGCGTCCGTCGCCAGGAGGAAATTGGGCAAACACCATCCGACCCCGCCGATCACGCTGTGCGCCGCCTCTCGCGCCTTGTCCTTTCCGGTATTCACACCCGCTTTATGCGCGTCGTTATCGCCACAGATCAGCAGCCGCAACCGGACATAAACCGCCCGCAACGCTTTCGCGACCGGCTCCAGGTTGCCCGCGTCAACACACACCACCACGGGCAACCCGGTATGCTCATGGAGGCTAGCCCCGGTCGCATAGCCCTCGCACAGCAACGCCACTTTTGCGCCCGACAAGCGGCCCATGGTGAAAAACGCGCCGGCCTTTACCCCATCCTTCAACAGCAACTTGTCCTTCCCGTCTTTGGGATACGGCAGAATAAATTGCAGGGTTTTCAGTTCGCCGTGTACGTTGCGCAGCGGGACCACCAACGATTCTTTATGCAGGCGTAGCCCGTAGGCTTTCACGCCCTTGCGTAGCAGGTACGGATGATCCGCCGGCGCGGGCGTCGCGTGTTCCCAGATCCACGCCGCTTTCTTTTCCGGTTCGCTGGCCTCTTTGCGCGGCTCCGGTCGTGGACACTGCCAACCC